ACTTAGGATAAATTGCATTAGGCATCAGTCTTCCTCTATTTCAATCACGCCAATTGCCCTGCCATCTTCGCCGCGTTGCAACAATTTGCGTCTCGGTTTATTCATCTTTTCGACGGCTTCGGCAAGCATTTCGACGGCTTGCAATACTGCACTTTGTTGCATGTCAGCCATTTGTTTTACTTGCTCACCTACCTCACTTAGTTTTTCCTCGCCAGCAATTTCGACTGATACGGCTGGCTTTTCAGATAAACTGCGCTGCATTTCGGCTATTTGTAGCTTGGTTTCTGCCTCAATCTGGGCTTTCATTTGCAAGCGTTGCGTCTCGGCTTCTTGTCTGACTTGCTCTCTAGCCGATTCGTATTCTTGCCGCATCTGTTCCAGATCTTTAGCCTGCTGCGCCTTAAATTGCTCAATCTGTCCTTGAGTTTGTATTTTTGCCTGTTCTAGCTGCATCTTGCCCTGTTCAACCTGCATCATGGCCTCGGCTTTCATTTGTTCCGGATCCGGTTGAGGTTGTTCAGGCGGTTTTGGTGCGTTAAGTTTTGCCAAGGCTTCATCAAAAGCAGATTCCATCATTCTGCCGCCTTTGAATGCCCGAACGCCAAACATCAGCATCTCACCCATAAGCGGGGCGAGTTCTGGCACTTGTTGGGTTACGGGTAAGGCTCTATCCATGAACTGACCGACCGCGCCCAGAAACTCAATCCGGCTCTGTTTTTCGCTGGCCTCGTCCATTTCTACCAGTGAATCAGAGGCAACCTCAATCCTGAAACCTCTGGCGGGCTCAGACTTGAGCAGCATAATGGCTTGCTCAGCGTATTGAGCGTCCATTGTCCCCATGATTCCAGACATCTCGACAAGCGTCTGGGGTGCGTAAAAATCGCACATTATCTGGGCTTTGATTCTCAGCACTTCCGAAGCAAACTGCGCCACTTCGGTCTGTAGGCGTTTCAGTCTCAGTGAAGCGTACTGGCTTTTAATCTGTTGCGCGGTAGCCGTTTCTGAAGCTATCGACGCACCGCGAATGATGTCAGACAGTCCAGTAATCTCATACACCACCTGCTTCGCTTGCTCTCTGGCTGCGTAGCATTCTCTCAAAGCTTGAAGGACAGAATCCAGCGGCATGAAGTCCACAACACCCTTTAGCCCGCCTTTTTCCGCAAAAGCCGCCCAAGTATCCACAGATATTAACTGGTTATCCACGCCCTCGCTTAACATCCTTTGTACGCTTTGCTGGCTTGCGTCATAGACACCCACGACTTTAACCGCTTCGACTAACTTTGCTATCCGGTTGGTTAGCATATCAATCTCTTCGGCTTGGTCTTGGTAAAGGCTGTAATCGGGTATGGGTACTAAAGTCTCGGTGGTTTGGGTAGAAAATAAAGGCTTGGGGCATGGCCAGAAATTATCTAAACCGAGCGGATCGTCTTTAATGTCCAGCGTCTTAGAGTATCCCTCAGACACCCAGAAGACCTGCTTTGTCGTCTTGCTCCATATTTCCCAGACAACGGCTTTTTTCATGTCGTCCAGGCCTTCAACACCCATCTTTTCCATCTCATCTAGGCCAACAGGCTCGTGAGTTAATGGAACTTGCTTAAAATCCTCGCCAAATCGCTTAATGCCATCCTCTTGGCTCATGTACACCCTACGGGCGATCCATGTCACTTCATCCCAACATCTAGCGGGTGAATATCTCACATCTTTCCAGAAGACATAATCTACTGGGGTGCATTCGTATTTATAAGGCGCATTGGGCATGACCTGCGCCTCGCCACCTTCCACACCGGGCAAAGCGTCAACAGGCTGGGCGAGTTCTTTTTCCTCAAACCGCACCCACACCGTACCGCGTCCCGGAAGCAGTCTGTCACTTATCGCCAGCCGCATCGAGGCGTCAAAATCGCCCTTGTCAATCTCGTACTGTAAACAGCGTTCTATAATCACCGAAGCAGTGCGTCCAACCGGGTCAGAATCCTTCCAACGTCTTGATACTTCGGCTCTAGGGGTTTTTCCGTATAGGGCGGGTTTCAGGGTCTCAACGTTCGACCAGAGTATATTGAATCGCCTACCGTATGTCGTGAAGTTTTTTCGGTCGTCACGATAACGCCGTATTATCCTGTCGCCACGCTCAATAAACTTTTCATCTTCTCGTTTGGCAAGTTTTAACTCAGCCAGCCATTTTGTGCTTGCGTCTACTGGATTCATGTGGGTATTCCGTATTTTTTGAGAAGCGGCTTGTCGGTCATAATTCTTGACCAGGCTTCTTCTGGGCTTTCCGCAACGGCCACCAGTCTCTCAGGTGCTGCGCCAGTTTTTAACTCTGCGCCATTGGGAAATAGAAAATATGCTGTTTTGTCTTCACACTTAACAGGGTGCCACATGACATATTGCACCGCGCCAATTTTATCAATGGCTGGCGGCCTGGCTTGTGGGTGCGCTTGTACAAATATCATGGGACTATGCTCACTCTTACCGCGCCATTCGCAACCATAGGCGTACCGTTAGAATATGTCGCCAGTGCGCCTGTCGAGACACACAAAGCGCCGTCGTTAGCTCTAGGCAGTCCGTTAGACCACACCACACCTACAGGAAGTCCAGCAGTCGCATCAACGTATCGAATCTGGCCAGCGTCAGTCATTAAAAGACCGTTAGCGTACTCGTCACCACCAGTTGAAATAGCCCTGTTCAAATCTCCAGATAAAAGCACACCGTTCCGAAATGTGTCTGTCGGCTGAATAGCGCCAGTTCCTAATTGCACTACTTCTGCTGATACTGTAAATATAGACATTAGTATCTTTCCTGATGGCGTTTAACGTCTTGCCATAATTCATCTAGAGGTGCTGTAATTATGACACCGTTTTGAGCTTTTATGTTGAATTTTGCGGGTTTTTCGGGTTCTTTAGGCTTAATTTCGCGCCAACTTAGTGCCAACATCCTGAAAGCATCCGCACAATGGCTGGAAAAATCGTGTCTCGGTCGTTCACTAAAGGCTTTCTTGTCTTCGTTCCATTCCCTTTGGTATTGTTTGAGTATTTCTACCGCTTCGCCGCAATTCTCACGGTCAAACCATACCCGCGGCATCATCATACGCACCGCCTGTATCCCGTCCTGTACGCTTAAACTTGGCACAATAGCCAGCTTTCCAGCGCCACCCAATAACGGTATTAGTTGCTCAATAATCGACTTTCCGTCGCTTGAAAGCGTCTTTGCCCTTGCGTCGTGGGGTAGCCAATGTCTAGCGTACCTGTAGCCTTTCCCGTTGACCGCTCTGGCATAGTCCTCAATGGAAAGCCCAGAAGCTGTGTAGTAGTCAATACAGTGTATTTCGTTCGGTGTTATCTGGTAGAACCAGATTGCTGTATCGTCGTGATAACCCAAGTCCCAAGCCGTGTATACCGGAATCGCCGGGTCATACTCAACACTGGTAATCCGTCCAGTTTCTTCGGCTTGTTTTAGCTCTTTGCCGTAGTACGCCCCCAAAATAGCCGCCTCAAACGAACATTCAAATTCTTGCTCGTACTGATCTTCGGTCATTCCTCTTTTTGCGTCTTCTAGCTCTGAATTAGGCAGCAGTCCAGACAGACTGGCCTTAATACTCGCCGCATACCATGAATCCGAAGCCTGCGCGGTACGCCAAATATCATAGAACCCGTTATGACCTTTGGGTGTTCCAATGAATACCGCCCATCCTTCCCGGTCGGCAAGTAATGGCCTGATAATCTCGCCCCATACTCTAGGGCGCATATCTGCATATTCATCCAGTATCACACCGTCCAAGTATAAACCGCGCAGTGCGTCCGGGTTATCTGCCCCGAACAGTCTTATTCTTGCGCCGTTTAGCAATTCTACCCACAATTCAGAAGCATTAGCGTTTACCCTGACTGGCTCACTAAATTTCAGCAAATAATCCCACGCAATACTTTTTGCCTGACTATAAAAAGGCGCAATATAGGCGTATCTTGCTTCCGTCTTGCTTTCTGCGAACGCTCGGCGTATCAAGTCGTTAATACATGCCACCGTTTTGCCTGCCCGTCTATGTGCTACCAGGCAAGCCCAACGTTCTGATCTTCGGTGAAACTTTTTGAATGCATCCCTTGGCGAGTAAGGGATGATTATTTCGCGGGTCAGTCCTGCGCCCATTTAACTATCGTCTGCACCGGATTGTTTTTATCCCCCACATGCTCAGTCCTTGCCAACTTAGGCGCGGCAAACTCAGCCAGCTTTGCGAGTAAATCTAAGGCTTTGCCGGGGTCAGGCTTTATTTCTCTTTCCAAATCACCCTCTGCCACTATTGTCAGCCACTTGGCAACATTATCAGCATTGCCCTCTAGCAGCTTGTTGATCGTTTCCCTAAATTCCCTTGTGGCTTTGTTCGGTGTTCCAGCGGATCTTCCTCCGGTCTTTGGTGTTCCTTTTGGCCGACCAAAGCCGGTTTTCGGCTTAGTAGTCATTTTCTACCCATTTTTTACTATAGATAGATTTATTCTACACAATTGTATTATTTTGGCAACACTTATAAATAACGCGCATTAGTCTGCGCTTTGCTGTTTTTGGCTCCCACCAACCTGCATTTTTTGACTTCCCGCTGAAAACAATACTTTCCTGTTCGGTAAATGGTCTTAATACAAGCTCATGGTTTCCATGCCTTGCCCGGTAATAGAATGGCACTCCGTTTATATGCCCTTCAAATTGATTAGGCATTTGTTCGCAGGTCATTTTTACGCTTATTTTCATTTTGCGCCCCTAGTTCTTTTTAATGATAATTCAACCAATTCGGCATATTTTTTTTTGTTTTTTTCAGCCCACCAAAGTACAGCTTTAATCTGCTCCGGTGCTGTCGCTAATACCGCATCACTGCCCTTATGCAGCATAATCCACCAGGCTTTATATTTCTCTACAGCAAAGTTGTAGTCAGGTAAATAGTATTTCATGCTAGTCGTCAGCCAATTTCTCGCGTGCCCTATAGCTTCTTTCCAGAAGCTCCGCTTGGAAGCCGGGGCAGAGTTGCCCGTTGTCTACAAAGTGCCAAAAGCCCACGTATTCACGTGCAATCTTGCGGCGCTCAACTCGCTTCTTTTTCCACCACAGCACGCCCGTTGTTGTTGTTACGCTTACATCGGCAAACAGCAGCGCCAAATCTATCGGGCTTAGTCCTTTGGTGTGCGTTAAAACAAATTCGCTCAAAATCATTGTGCGCTCCTAATTTTTATCTATCAAAATATAAGGCTGTATAAGGTGGGGCTTATTACCCCGGATGTCCGTAGCCCTATCCGTCGACAGGGTTCACCTGTAAATCCAGGCCATACGCTTTGCAGGCTACTTTCGTAGCTCCTGTGCCGGACAATTCACTAACAAGCATGAAGCCTAGGCCGAGTATTTGGCTCATCCCCGGCTAGCACGGTACACCTAAGCCCCATGCGTGTTAATCCCCGTACTTTCCGGGCGCATTCACTAACAAGTCTAGGGTCTGCTCGCATAAAGCAGCGACGCACAAGAAAGAACCAAACCAAAACAACGGCGCTAACCCGTTGCCAGACCCTAGACTTTTTAGCACTAACATTGAAGAGGGCAGGGCTTGACCTGCTATCTCAGTCCCTACTCATCGCGTCTGAGGCCACGAACATTCGGGTTTTGTGCGTGTCCATTAAGTGCCTACGCACTCCACGCCGCCGCTTCAATGTTAGTCCCCGTACTTTCCGGGGTCAGTGCTTATTTTCCCTCATTTTCGCTATCTTATCCAACATTTCCCGCTTTTCAATTAGCGCTTTTGCTTTCTTTTCTGCTTCCGCTTTACTCATTCCAGCGTCGTATTGAAGTATTGCGGCTCGTTCTTCAAATGCTTCGCGGTCAGTCATTTCATGCACTCCCAATACTTGCCGTTAAAAACTGGCTTACCTTCGTTTTTAATGCACAATGCGCGGTATTCTGATGCAGGGTCTTTATTGATTGCGTGCTTGTATAGTGAAAACACAGCCCAAACGCATACACAAAGTAAAAAAACAGAAGCCACCACAATTCCAACTGTAGTTACAATTTCAAAAATAGCATCTTTCATGTGTTTTTTTCCTCTAGTTTTTCTGCGACTGCGCGAATCAAGTCAAAAACGCCACTCATCTCATACGATTCAGGTTGATGAACCAAGTGCGTGTCAGCAAGTTTTTTAACTTCCTTCTCTGTCAGCCCTTGCCATTCGCGCTGCGGCTGGGGTGAAGCCTGTTCCATTGAAAGATAAATTCGCTCCAGCAAGGAAGCAGACATAGCGATGTGGCCTGTTTCCAACAACACATTCAGCAACACAGCATGCCCAGCTTCGATCATTTCTTTCGTCACCTGTTTCATGTGTTTTTCTCCTTTAATTTTGTTTCAACGGCGCGCAAACTTTCGCGAATCATGTCGTCAAGCCAGTCAGTTCCGCTATCGGGCACTTTGAGCTTGATGGCTGCGTATTGGCGCAGGGTCATGCCAAAGAATGTCTCGATACCTGCCGGGCCATGATCCACTTGACCTGGAAACGCTGGCCCACCATCCTCGATGTTGCTCATGTGTTTTTCTCCTTTAGTTTGGCTTCTATTGCATCAAACACAGGCTTTCCGACCATAGTTTCACATTCGTTTTCAATAGTTAAGCGTTCTTGCTCCGTCAGCCCTTGCCATTCGCGTCGCTCCTGCTCTGGCGGGGCGGTGTGGAGTTTCGCTCCAATATATTTGGACATATCGAAAGGATTTCCATCGGGCGTTTGCATAGTAATCTGGCCAGCTTCATTGCGCTTAATTACAGCCATTGGCTCCTGCTCTGGTGCTGGTAGCTCATGCGCCGGTTGAACTTTGGCAAACATTTCGAGGAAACGAGCAGCGCCTTGGTTAGCTGTATATCGGTCGCCGCCTGCGTCCACAAAAGCCATTGCAATGTTGCAATGCCAAGCCCAAGCATACCCAGGGTCGTCTTGCATGGCTTGAATCACCGTCTGCACAGCTTGGGCAATCTGTTCCTGCTCTGGTGCTAATGCGGCCTCTATCTCTTGCTGCACGTCAGTAAAACGCTGAAGTGGGTCTGGCTGCGCTAGTCGTTCACGTAGGTCTTTCCTTAATTTTCCGTAATTAGCGTACCCACTAATCCTATCTTCTTTATATAGCGCATCATGCGCTTGTTCTAAAAGTTTTCGGTCAGTCATACCCACCCCGCGCTGATTACGCGGGTCTGGCTTGGCTAGTCGTTCACGTAGGTCATTAAAAGCGTGGTACTGAAGATAGCGCCACTCAGCTTTTGTCATGTCGTTTTTGCTATCCAACGCCACCATCGCTTGATACATTATTTCTCGGTCAGTTTTGTCAGTCATTTCATACCCTTTCCAATTTCAGCAGCAGCACGGACAACCGCTCGGCGCGCTGCTTTTCTAGCATCTTTACCTAAAGGTTCGCTATAAAACACCCCATCAAAACAAGCATTTGCGGATTGATCTGTAATTATCAGTTCTATTTTTAAATCGACTTGTAGCCTTCTATTGTCGCCATCGTCGTCGAGCGGGTTCCACTTAATGCCTGGAAGTACCTCTGCAAAACACCAAGGGTCAACATCGCCGTGCCATGTAATTTTAATTCCGATGGCCTTCGCAGCAAGTTCCAGCATTTTACGGTCAGTCATGCCCACCCCGCAGCGCTTACAAACTCATCCCATGTTAGGGATACTTCTTTGTCTTCTAAAATGATTATGGTCATTTTCATTCTCCTGTTTATTTCAACTGCTTTGCAGTCTTCCTTCCAATTTACCTGCCGAATACCCAGACAAATACAGTTTGAATAGTTCGTTCAAGCGACCGTTATCGTAGTAAGTTACAAATATTTTTTTTTCTTTTCCGCTTGGCATTTTTACAAATTGCTGTTCTGACCGCTCCACTTTACAACCGACATATATTTCAAAATCATGAAGTTTTTTTTCAAAAGAATTGAGCACTTCATATATTTCGCCCGTTGTGTACATGTCCATTTCATTCTCCTGGTATCGTTAGTCGATGCAGAGAATTATACACACTTAATCAGACTATGCAAGCCATTTTATTCCGCCATGTGAGAAAACGCACATTGCAGCGTCGCGCTCGTGTTGGTTGCTCTTTTTGTCCCAGCCAGTCAGCTTGTTAAAAGTCTCAGCGTCCAGTTTGCGGCCTTTGTGCTTCGGGCTTATTCCGTGGGCGCTGATTTTCATTTCTTCGCATAGGGCGCATATTAAATTGCATATAGCGTCCACTTGGCCGACATTCCGGGCTATCTTTAGCCTGGCGGCCTGGCTAGTCCCACGGCTCCAGACTGGCGAAGCCAAGCGCGAATCCTCGAATATCACGCTTTTGACTGAAAGGCTAGAAAGCAGCGTTATTAGCTGAATCGGCGTCCAGGTGGTTAGCTTTGTAAGCTTTCCGTCTTCAAATATAGCTACTCCCGTATTTGTACCTGGGTCAAGTCCGACGATCATACTCATTTATCAGCTTTGTCACGCCAGCAGAAAAGTTCCCGCCGCCGATCTTTTTCGCTTTTTCGTGCGCTTTTTTAGAAATGTAAATGTTTACGCGCTTTGCGTCTTCAATTGTTTTCGGCTTACCGATTTTTTTAGTGTCCATAAATCTCATTCTACACACTTACGCGGCAGGTTCAAGCCTTTTGTCCCAATCGCACTCAAAAGAAAATGGAAGCCTGCCAAATATCTGCATTAGCTCCCGCTCTTTAGGGCTTAACGCGCAGCCTTTCGACATCTCTAAGCCAGCCTGATGACTTCGCACAGGCAAGAATGCTGGTTTTGACGCGCTCGGCAATGTCGCGTCCAAGTCGGGCTTCAATGTCTCGCAAGTAGTCCGCGACTTTATCTCTTTGCCCATTGAGAAAATTCTCGACGGCGCAGCAGAAGCGTTCAAAGGTTTCGGCTCGTTCATTCGTTTGCTGCCTCATAGGTTTCTGCAATGTATTCAATTATTTTTTGCGATGCAATAATATTTTGAGACAGGAAAGCAAGCGCCATCTGTCTGTCTTTCATTATTAGCTCTGGCAGTTTGCGCCCGGCTTCTTGTATTTTTAGTATATCTAAGCTGTAGTCTTTCATTGTCTTATTACTCCTTTTTCCTTTTCACATAGTTTTATACGTACACAAGCCATCCCAATGACCATTTACCGATCATTAAATGGCGTCTGTAACCGTTGCGCTCAGAAAACGTAAGCGGGTGCTTAGTCGTGTCTTTCCATCCAAAACCACACCGGAACAGCCGAAGCCACCCTGCGCCGTTTTCCATGTAGAGCATAAGCCATCGTGTTTTAATTTGCATATGCATTCCTTTTCACATAACACTACGTTTAAGCGGTTTCGCTACGCTCACCGCCGATCTGGGTGTTAGCCGCCAAAGCACCCAAGCTTGCCGCACCACAGCCGTTCAATTACCGGCTTGATGCCGCCGCTCCAATCTTGTTCGCCTGCGACGGACACGGCCTTGTATGCCAACACCGCGACGCCGACCCAGATGCACAGGATTAGCACGAGCAAGCCGCCAATGAACCACGTCACAAAACGTTGCATGCGATTGAATCGCTTGTCGAAGTCGGTGTTCCAGCTTTTCATCATTTTTCCTTTTCACATAACCTTACGTTTAAACGGATTCGCTACGCTCGCCGCTGAACTTATCCGTTAGGACTATTGCTTAATGAATCTGCCCATTTCACTTCCACAAGAAGCGGTTTCTCTCCTACGTTTGCGTACAAGTACCAATGATCCCCATGGCGAAGTTCATTGCTATCTAGTGTGGTGTGACCGATTACATGAAATTCACGAAACGGAAATCGAACTCGCTCAGATGGTGGCGTTATCAAAATACCTAAACGACGAAGTTCTTCAATTGCCTTTAACTGTTCATCCATAATTCTTCCTTTTTCATTAAAAAACCTAACCCAACGTTCCAGCGGATTCGCTACGCTCACCGCTGAACTCTGCGTTAGGAACTATTACGCCGTGTCTTTCGCATACAGCACCACGTTCGTCATCCAGTTCAAGAATGCACCATTTGTCAGTACCCTCACATTTCGGGCAACCAAAAAAACGCTCCCCCGGTTTTTCGTTAATCCATGCTTTCATTTCTTCATAGGTCTTTACCATGTCTTACTCTCCTTTGTTTAACCGTTTTAACTTGGCTAATAATTTATTGTTTTTTTCTACACTTTCAGCTATTTCTTTTGAATGTTTTTTAATACAATTAACCATTTCCTCTGATGATATTTCAAATATATTTGATTCCAGATAAGCGTCAATTTTTTTAAGTTTGATTAAATCAATCAGTTCTTCGCGTGTTAATGTGTCTAGTTCGTCAGCGTTTATTTTAATACTCATGTTTTACTCTCCTTTAGTTAGTTCTGGTAACGGCATCCAGAGAGTTGGGTAACATGAAACCGTATAACCATATCCATGGTTGTCCCTCATCCAACTCTTGCTGTATTGCGCCGCCGCCGCTTTCATAAACAACTTACCATCAGCATCGTAGAACCCGCGCACGATAACAACAGTTCCATCCTTCGGTGCAGTCTCTATAGGTTGCCAAGTCATTTCATTCTCCTTTATTTTTTTGAA